GGGTCGTGACTCTGGTGGCATGAACTGGAAATTAGACCAGAACGTGGTTGCTCAGACTTTCGGTAACAACAGCACCACTACTGTGACTGCTTCTGTCGCTACTACTACTGCTACTGGTTTCCTGACCTCTGGTTGGGCATCTTCTAGCACTATTACTTTGACAGCTGCTAACACAGGCACTTTGAACCTCAACGCTGGTGATACATTCACTATCGATGGTGTTTACGCTGTCAACCCACAAAACCGTCAAGCCTACGGCACTAACAAATTGCGTAACTTTGTTGTTAAGCAAACTGTTGCTATCGCATCTGGTGCTTCTGGTTCTGTGATTGTGTCTCCTGCTGTGATTACTGCTGGTCAGTTCCAGAACGTGTCTATCCCGACAACTTCTGCTACTGCCGCTGTGACTCAGTTCAACAAGACAGGTACTGTGTCACCACAGAACATCATCATGCACCGCAATGCGTTTACTCTTGCAGTAGCCGACCTTGAGTTGCCAGAGGGTGTCCACTTTGCTGGTCGCGCTTCCGACAAGGAAATCGGTCTGTCAATGCGTGTTGTGCGTCAGTACACCATCAACAACGACTCAATTCCAACCCGTTTGGATGTGTTGTACGGCTGGGCTCCTTTATACCCAGAACTCGCTTGCCGCGTAGCAGCCTAAAGGTTATGGGGGACTAATCATCCCCCGTTATCAAACATTTTTTAAGGAATAAATATCATGGCAAATCCAGGCCCAGCATCCACCATCAGTAATCACCCACAAGTTCTTGGTACAAACCAAGCCTTGCGTTTGATTGCTTCCGCACAGTCTGTAAACTTATCTGCCGCTGGTGATACAGCGTCAATCGTTTTAGATGTAAGCAAATTTGTGCCTACCAGCGTTGTTATCACTAACGGCTTGAACTCTAGCGGTGCTACCACCACTATTGCAACGGCTACTGTTGGCGTGTACACAGGCCCAGCACAAACAGGTTCAACCATTTTGACTACCGCTGCTTTGACTAGCAACACCGGTGGCCCTTATGTGACCATTACTGCTGCAACAAACCCCAATACCGCTATATCTAACCCAACTAACATTTATGTTAATGTTGGCACTACGATTGCCGCGACTTGTGACGTGTTTGTTTACGGCTATGACCTCACATTTTTACCTTAATCTGTGAGTAAATAAGGGAAGAGCCATCCTCAAAAGGGGTGGCTTTTTCTGCTTTTACGCTACAATCAATTCATTCTGCAAAGGAATTATCATGTCATCTACCACCCTAGCCCGTGGAAATGTCCAAGAGGCATTTATCATGGCCCCCACTTTGACCCCTTCTGCGATGACTACCACTTCGGTGCAGTCGTTACAGACTTTTCAAATCCCTGGTCTAAAAGCAAGCGACATCTGTACAGTTCTTCAGTACAACGGCAATCAAACATCTAATGTTGCGATTACCAATGCTGATGCAACCGCAGATAACACTTTGCAAATCCAATTCCAGAACACATCTGGTGCTGCTACTGCTATTACGCCTGCAGCTGGTGTTTACTATGTCAAAGTGCATCGCGTAGAAGGCGCACCAATCGCAACTAACGCGGCTTAAATCATGGCTAATACATCTGTATTACGTAATGTTGGCCCAACAGTAGCGTTATCAGTTACTTCCACCGCACATTCTGCGGTGTTAATTGATGACTCTACTAACGACCAAGTTAACTTCACATCTTTCCTCAATTTGGGCGCAAGTCCTATTGCCATAAAGATGGGGACAACAGACCCAGGCGCACCAGTCTTCCCAACAGACGGCACTAACGGAGATTTCGTTTTGCCACCTGTGATGACTAGCCCTATGGTTATTGCTTCTCCCTCTACACCATACTACTTGACAGCAAAATCCAGTTCTGGAACTGCTGGCTTGTTATATGTAACTCCTACCGCTGACCAATCTTAAAGGGGCGTTATGGCTAACCCTGCCAATTCTGTTATACAAAACTTACTCCCCGTTCAAGCCTACTTTTCGGTTGACGGGGTTTTTCAAACATTTATTGGTCAGGGTCAGCCGTTTACTGCAACCATTAACCCAGTCCAGTCTGGTTTGACGATTACAAGTAGCACGATTGATTCGACAACAATCGGTGCGACTACGCCTTCATCTGGCGTGTTTACAAGCATAGCCACTACAACTGGCACGATTACGACTCCACCATCAAGCGCTAACGACATTGTTAACTATCTTGCGTTGCAGTCTTACGCCGTGGGAATTAGTTGGAAAGCACCAGTAACTGCGGCAACGATGACAAACATCACGCGGTCTGGCCCTCAGACCATTGATGGCAAGGCTGTTGTTGCTGGCGATACTGTATTGGTTAAGAACCAAACAAACTCAGCAGAAAACGGCATTTATCAAGTAAACGCTGGCGCATGGACATACGCAACGGGTTGCACCACTTGGTCGCAATATGTAAGCGCGTTGGTTTTCGTGGAATACGGAACACAACAAGGTTCTGCTTGGTACTGTACGGCACAGCCAGGCGGTACTCTTGGCACAACCGCAATGACTTGGAGTAACTTCAGCACAGCGGCTAACTACACGGCTGGTACTGGTCTTACTTTGACTGGTTATCAGTTCAGCATCACACCCGTTGGAACTGCAAATACTTATGGCTCTGCCTCACAAGTACCAGTATTTACGACAAACGCAAGCGGTCAAGTAACCGCAGTAACAAACACAAGTATTGCTATTGCCGCTACCCAGATTACTTCTGGAACGATTGATACGGCACGAATTTCTGGCTCTTACACGGGTATTACTGGTGTAGGAACGCTAACCGCAGGCACTTGGAACGCATCGACTATTGGTGTTGCTTATGGTGGAAGTGGCGCAGCCACCTTTACTGCTGGCTACCTAAAAGCAAGCGGTACAACTGCTTTCACGACTGTTACAAGCATCCCAAGTTCAGACATTACTGGTCTTGGCACGATGTCAACCCAAAACGCCAACAATGTGGCTATCACGGGTGGCACTATTGCAACCTTGACTAGCCCTATTGGTGTTCCGTCTGGTGGAACAGGTGCGGCTACCCTCACAGGCTATGTAAAAGGCACAGGAACAGCCGCTTTAACGGCTTCTAGCACCATTCCTAGCGGTGATATTAGTGGCTTGGGAACAATGGCTACGCAGAACGCTAATTCTGTGACCATTACTGGTGGCTCTGTTAACGGAACAACGATTGGTGCAACAACCGCATCAACTGGCGCGTTCACCTACATCAGTACAAGTTCTACAACTAGCACTACGCCAACATTAGGATTTAATGCTTCTAACTCTCCGTTTGCCGCAGGCGCAACGATTTCTGGCAGTTACTTACAGCACATGTTGCAAAACAAATCTGGTACTGCTGGCGCTTCGACAAACTATGTATTAAGTAACGATTTAGGCACAGACTCGACCTACTATGGTGAGTTTGGCATGAATTCATCAACATTTAGTGCATCTACACCAAGCGACTTTTTCTCTATCAATAACGGAATTTATTTTTCTGGACATGATGGTGATATTAGTGTTGGTTCTGGTAATGGCTATAAATCCTATTTTGCTTGGGGAACAACTGGTCAATCAGCCCATGTCATCAACGCAACTGGTGCGCTAGGTTTCTCTACTAACTTAGGCACAACGCCTGCGTTATCAGGCACAACTGGCTACGGAACATCTGGTCAAGCATTAGTAACTGCTGGTTCAGCATCAGCGCCCGCTTGGGGAACTGTTGGCATTAACGGAGGTGGTACAAATGGAACGGCTACTCCTACTGCTGGTGCTGTCCCCTATGGTACTGGTACTGCTTACGCATTTACTGCCGCAGGCACTACTGGTCAAGTTCTAACCTCGAATGGTTCGAGCGCACCGACTTGGAACACGCTTGCATACGCAACAATTACAGACGATACAACAACTAACGCAACCCGTTATCCATTGTTTGCAGCTGCTACAAGCGGTAACTTAACGACTGAATACACAAGTTCAACCAAGTTCCAATTTAACCCATCCACGGGTGTATTGTCGGTAACAGGCATTGCTAGTCCAGCGATTACCAACCAGTTAGCAACAACCATCCGTGAAACTGCAACTGTTTCTGCAACTGCGGCAACGGGAACAATTAACTTTGATACGCTAACTCAAGTTGTTTTGTACTACACGACCAACGCTTCTGGTAACTTCACGCTGAACTTTAGAGGCACTAGCGGTACATCTTTGGATACTGTCATGTCAACGGGTCAGTCGTTATCGGCTACTTTCTTGGTGACAAACGGCTCAACGGCTTACTACAACTCTGCTGTAACTATCGATGGAAACAGCGTAACACCTAAGTGGCAAGGCGGTTCTGCACCGACTTCTGGCAATGCTAGTTCGGTAGATTCCTACACTTATGTAATCGTGAAAACTGGAAGCGCGACATTTACTGTTTTGGCTTCACAAACTAAGTTCGCCTAATATGCCACGCTTATCCAAAATCGGTGGAGCGGCACTAGCGGCCTTTGGATGGACAGGACTGCAATCAGTTACTGCTAGTTACCTTGTGGTTGCTGGTGGTGGCGGTGGTGGCGGTG